TTGCATACACAAGGTTTACCTTGAACTTCAAGTCTGCATTTGCCATCCCACTCTATTGGGAATAACCCAATATTTCCTCGTCTTTGTTGCGTTGAAGGATCACTTGGCTGGTTAGGATAAGCAGAGCCACAAGGCTTTGCCAAATCCCCTTCATTGTTAAACTTAGGGATATGATTATAGTATGTAGTCTTGCCCTGCCAATCAGGAAGTAATCCTTCAAACTTATCTATTCCCATTTCTTTCCTCTGCTTATTAATTTCATTTCGCAAAGGTTTGTTTCTGTTTCCGTACAAATGATTGACCATATGATTCCTCCATTAATCATTAGTTGTTAGTTGCTAATGCAGCTGCATCAAAGATAAGACCTGCGCCTTTGGTATCGTCTAACTCGAAAACACCATAGTCTGAGGTCATAACAACTTCTGTCGCTCTAAGTGAGGCATCTCTCTGCCTCTCCTGTCTGGTTTCAACCGAATTAAGAACTGCCATAGCTCCCTTAGAAGCAATAACACCTGTTGCATCATCTGATGAATCAACAGCCAAGTTACCATCTTCAAAGATTGGTACATTGTTCATAGGTCGTAACCCACTCCAGAAATTCTTTAATAAATCAGCAGAATATCCATCAGGAATTGCATTAGTTGCAGCTGCTGCCACAGTTGCTGCTTCCTTAGATAAGTATGCTACTGAGTTTGGATGATGAAGTATATATACATCACTACCAAACTTGTTTGCTTTAGCATAAGCTATTGCTCCATGTACGTTACTAGATTTCATGTACTTGGTAGCAGCTCCCACAGTTGTTCCACCATTAAGTGAACTGTACAAAGAATGTACATCTGTGTCTTTTTTCCTAGCCATAGCATCTCCAAGTTGCTTACCTATTATAGTAAACACATTGTTTTGTTGTTCTTTAACAAGTTTATCAGTTAAGATAACCTTTGCTCCTACTTCACTTGCAGTAAGATCAACTGTTGTCATTCCGATATCCTCATCGTCAACAATGTCTACACCATCTGTCAAGTCGCTAACTGTCATCTGTCCTACTTTTGGTACAGTAACCTGTTTTGCGCCACTAGGTAGACTAAAACTCTCTATAAGAGCCATCGCTGGAGCATTATGCTCTTCGGTATATCTGGCTGCTGCGATAATTATCTTACTCGCATTTTCCAGACTACCTGTTGTTGCTGTTTGAGCCATTTCGCCCTCCCATTAACTATTTTAT